TTGAAACTACTTACTCAGGATCAGGTTCATTTGAAGTAAATGGAATAACTATTTATTTTACAGGCTCAACAGTAGCTAATACACCAAATACAATTTACGTTAATGCATCTTTCTTTAGTGGTGGTACAGCAGCTGATTTTGCTACTTCTTCTTCTGTAGCGTTTAATGCAAGTAGTTCTGCAGCTTCATATAGTAGTTCATTACAATATGTTGTTTCATCTCCTAGTGGTCCTAACATTACTTTTACTTATATAGGATCAAATGGATTAACAGGAAATACCCAATATATAGTTTCAGGAAGTACAACAACATATTTTTCTGGTGGTACAAACTCTGAGGCTTTTATTTTAGAAACTCTATCAGAAGGAGCTCTTTTAAATAATGCAGGACCTACAGGATCAAACGGAACTATTATCAACGGTACAGCTGATAATTATAGATGGCAAATTATTTCTCCAAATACATCATCAGGGACATTTACTTTATTGTTAAGACAAGGTAATGATAGTACTTTATCTCCTTCAATCGTAGAAACTTGGACTAATTTATCACTAGACCCATTATCTCCACGATATATAGAAAGAATAATTGGAAATCAAATAAGTACAGTAATCCAAGACGGCAATGATTATTACGTTCAAGATTCAGGTTTATACCCTAACAATTCAAGATATTTTAGAGTAAAACAAGTATTAACTCCAACCCCAAATTATTTTGACAATAACGGTATTCCAAAACCACAATATACTGGTTCAATTCCATTATCTGGTGAAGGAACATTTGGAGGAGCAACAGGAGATAATGTTCCAACAACATATTCAAACAATTACTACCAAAATATAAATAATTCAAATACTCAAGGTGTAAACGCTAATGATTACGCTATAACGCTTCAACTTTTAGCTAATAAAGATGCTTACAAATTTAGTTATTTAACTCTCCCTGGATTAATATATAGTCCAAATTACCCATCTCACGCCTCAATATTAACTACAGTAATCAGTAACATACAAAACAGAGGAGATTCATTCTTAATTCTAGACATTACAGGATATGGAGAAAATACAATTGATGCATTATCTTCAGTTTCAGGTTTAGATACATCATATGCTGCTGCTTATTATCCATGGGTATTAACAGTAGATCCAAATTCTGGTTTACAAGTTTGGACTCCACCTTCAACATTACTAGCAGGGATGTATTCATTTAGTGATAACATTTCCGCTCCTTGGATTGCACCTGCAGGTTTAACTAGAGGAGTATTAAGTACAGCTGTTAGAGCTGAAAGATTTTTATCTCAAGCTACTAGAGACACATTATATGAAGCTAATGTAAACCCAATCGCTACTTTTCAAAATTCAGGAGTAACAGTATTTGGACAAAAAACATTACAGAAAAAACAAAGTGCTTTAGATCGTGTAAATGTAAGACGTTTATTAATTGAATTGAAAAATTTCATTACACAAGTAGCAGATACATTAGTATTTGAACCTAATACAGAAGTTACACGAAATAATTTCTTATCTCAAGTTAATCCATATTTATCTTCTGTTCAACAAAGACAAGGATTAACAGCATATAGAGTAATTATGGATGCTTCTTTAAACACAAACGAAGTAATTGACCAAAATCAATTAATAGGTCAAATATATGTTCAACCTACTAGAACAGCAGAATTTATTTTATTAGAATTCAATATATTACCTACAGGTGCAGAATTTCCTGAATAGTAATTGATTTTAAAAAGAAAATTAATATTTATAATAAAAAAATACAATGGCAAATTTTTCAATTTCTCCTGGAGTAACAATAAGTGAAATCGATAACACGTTTTTAACAGGACAACCTGTACAAGCTGGTGCTGCTATCATAGGACCAACAGTTAAAGGACCGGTGAATATTCCTACATTAGTTACGTCATATTCTGATTATCAAAATTATTTTGGTGATACTTTTACAAGCGGTGGTTTAGCTTGTTCTTATTTTACTTCATTAGCTGCATATAATTACTTTAATTACGGCGGTACTTCATTATTAGTTACTCGTGTAGTAAGCGGTTCTTACACATCTGCAACTTCTTCAGTAGTAGGAAATTCTGAATCTCCATATGTTGAAGGAGGGTATGTTGAACCTGGATATGTAGATGTAAATGTATTTGAACTTGAAACTATTTCTGAAGGTGTTATCATGAATAATGATATTACAGGAAGTAGTGGAGCATTAATTTTAGGAACTAAAGATAATGTAAGATTTGAAATCATCACTCCAAACACAGCTTCAGGAACATTTACATTGTTAGTAAGGAGAGGAGATGATAGAACAAACCAAAAACTTATTCTAGAAACATGGAATAATATAAGTTTAGATCCATATTCTCCACGTTATATTTCTAAAGTAATTGGTGATCAAAAACTTATATATGACCCAATCAATGAACAAATTGATGTAACAGGTGAATACCCAAATAAATCACGTTATATACGCGTTACTTCTGTTAACAACCCAACTCCAAATTATTTAGACGCAAATGGTCAACCAAAACCACAATATACTGGTTCAATTCCTGCTGCTCAAAATGGTACATTTGGAGGTGCAACTGGAGATGTAGCAAACGGAGCTAATTTATATGAACATATTACTAGCAATAATACTCAAGGTATTAACCCAGCTGATTATGATGATGCCATTACAATATTGAAAAATAGAGATGCATATCAATTCAATGTATTATTTGCTCCTGGTTTAACTAATGATTTACACCCATCTCAAATTTCTGAGATTATCCAAAATACTCAAGATAGAGGAGATAATTTGTTTGTATTAGATTTAGTTACTTATGGACAAAATATTCAAGATGCTATTACTGAAGCAAATTCAAAAGATACTTCATATGCTGCATCATATTACCCATGGGTTAGAGTAACAGATCCTGCTACAGGAAGACAAATTTGGGCTCCTGCCTCAACAGTAATACCAGGTGTTTATGCTTATAACGATAAAAAAGCTGCTCCATGGTTTGCTCCTGCAGGTATTAATAGAGGTGGTTTAAATACAGTACTTCGCACTCAATATAAATTAACTCAAGCTAACAAAGATAATTTGTATGAAGCAAATATTAACCCATTAGCATCATTACCAAAAGAAGGTGTAGTAGTATTTGGACAAAAAACATTACAAAAAGAAGCATCTGCACTTGATAGAGTAAATGTAAGACGTTTAATGATTGAATTGAAAAATTATATTCGTCAAATTGCAGATCTAGTAGTATTTGAACAAAATACAGCTGCTACAAGAAATTCATTTGTAGGTAAAGTTACTCCATATTTAGAAACAATCCAGCAAAAACAAGGTTTATATGCCTTTAAAGTAGTAATGGATGATACAAATAATGGACCTGATGTGATAGACAGAAACCAGTTAATAGGTCAGATTTATGTACAACCAACACGTACAGCTGAATTTATTTCCTTAGATTTTATCTTATTACCAACTGGAGCTCAATTCCCAGTATAAAAACTTAAAAATAGAATATTTATAATAAAGAAATAAAATAAAACAAAATGGCAATTTTAAATCCTAACGAAATTTTTTACACAGCGTTTGAACCTAGAATGACAAACCGCTTTATCCTTTATATGGATGGTGTTCCTTCATACTTGGTAAAAGGAATGGGTGCAATTTCATTAACACAAACAGCAGTTGCTCTTAACCACATCAACGTTCAACGCTACGTAAAAGGAAAAACTATTTGGAATACAATCCAATTCACAATGTATGAGGCAATTACACCATCTGGTGCTCAAACAGTAATGGAATGGGTTCGTTTAGGTCACGAATCAGTAACAGGTAGAGATGGTTACTCTGATTTCTATAAAAAAGATATCACATTTAATGCTCTAGGACCTGTTGGTGATGTAGTATCAGAATGGATTATCAAAGGTGCATTAATTACTGAAGTTAACTTTGGAGATTACAACTGGGATGATGATGGTACAGCTGTAAACATTACAGTAACAGTACAACCAGATTATTGTATTTTGAATTATTAAAATAGGAACACAATCCGGCAATAAATTTAAGCTCCAACTTTGTTGGGGCTTTTATTTTTCTTTGGATATTTCAATATTTATTAGTATAATATTAATTATGAAATTAAATGCTTTACGCACATTAGTTAAAGAAGAACTAAATAAAAAATTAAACGAGGAATACCAAGATAAATATAAAATGGTAGGTATGTTAATATCTAACATCCAACAACGATCCCAAAAAGAAATATATTCAGATATTAGATCTATTACAGGAATATCAGTAATTTCTTCAGAAGAACCAATTGAATATTCTCAACAAGATACTTCAAAATTCAA